GATACACCTACGGAGTAAGCGCCTGAAGTTCCTGATGCGTTGCTTACTGCAGCATTAGGAGGTGAATAAGAAAGTAGTTTGCTTGCATTACCAAATGGAGAACTTAGTAGTTCTTGTGGGTCTACTGGGTTATTAGCGCCTTTACGAACTTCGAAGTGTAGGTGAGGACCAGTTACGTTACCAGTATCGCCTGATTTACCAATTACTTGGCCCTTCTTAACTCTGTCACCTGGGTTTACAAGAGCCTGACTTAAGTGACCATATAGAGTCTGGAATCCGTTTTCGTGGTCAATCTGTACGGTGATTCCGTACTCGTAACCAGGGGCATCGTCGAATACAACGCCATCCATTGCAGCCTTAACATCGCTGCCTGTAGGCATTGGGTAATCTTGACCTGTGTGCGTGTTGTTAGAGCCTCTCCAGATACCGCTCGTATCTTTGGCTCCAAATCCTGCAGTTGGGGCAATTCCTGGTGCTGGAGATTGAGCATTACCGCCACCTTTAGCGCCGAATGAAGCGCCAAATCCTGCTCTTCCACCGCCGCCTCCGTATGGGTTAGTGACAGCACCTACGCCTCCTGCTGCGGCTCCTGCCACTGCAAGATAAGGATTACCAGCAGCAAGACCTGTTGCGGCTCCCTGTCCAATATCAAAAGCAAGGTTTCCACCAGTTTTTAGCCAGTCTGGAACATCTAACTCATTAAGTTTTCCTTGCAAAAATTCTAAGCCTGTGTAAGTTAGTCCTGCTAATCCTGCTTTTCCTAACAAGCCGCGTAACAATCCGCCTTTTGCAGCGCTACCAGCCGCTCCTGCTACAGCCTGTCCGCCTTTACCCAGAAGTGACCTGATGGCTAATGCACTAGAGGCACCGCCAACTGCCATCCCTAATCCACCAAGTAAACTTCCAGTAGCGGCACCAAGGTTTGTTCCACTGACAGTTTGTAAGAAAGATTTAAACTGGAACATTGCATCAGGCATACCTTCCATAGCCTTGTTAAACGCTACAACTACGTCTGCTGCTTGTTCAAAACCCTTTATCATTGGCTCTGTTGCACGTTCCATCAATGCAGTTTGAGATGTTGCAATCTTCATTTGAGCGGCTAATGGATTATCCTTACCTTGCAAATTTCCAAGGTTGAAATTCTTTCCTTCTGCAAATGCCCCAAACGCACTCTGGAATAAATCTACTTGTGTTGCATCAAACCCTAGTTTACGAAGGTCAGCACCTAAGAAACCTGACCTAATATCAGTAGCAATCTGTTCACGAGATATGCCTTTTTGACCACCATATGCACGGTTGTACAACTGTCTAGCAATGTCTTCAAAACCAAGGTCTTTACCTGTTCGTGGGTCAGACGTAAAAATTCCGTATTGAGAAAGGGTGCCTGACATTGGTCCTGTGCCAAAAGCACCTAATGCTTCCGCAGCAGCGGGATTTGAGATATTTAAGAATCTAGCAGCGCCGCCAATTTCACGAACTCGCATGTTAAATGCGGCAGTATTTGGTGCATAGCGGTAACCCTGCATGAGCATCGCAGCAGCAGCAGCATCGTCTCCAGGCCCAGTTATGCCGCCTGCTAATCCGCTAAATACAGATTGACGAAGCCTGTTTTGATTAACACCACCGATAGTTGCGCCAGTGTAAAACCCAGCAGCACGACCTATTACTGCTCCAGTATCTGGTATGGCTGCGTATCCAGCAGCGCCCACTGCAAGAACAGCCTGTGCACCAAACTTTGCTCCAATAGCGCCTTTGCTATAGAGCCAGGGCATCTTTGTGACGCCTGCTTGTTCTTTTTGAACAGCAGAGGATGCTTGAGCACCTTTTACACCACTTGCACTCTTTTGAGTTTCTGTGGCAAACGAAGCAGAGTCATCAAATATTTTTCCAGATGACCCAAGGCCACCAGACATTGACTTTACAGAATCTGTAAGTCCTTTTACCTGTTTGGAATAGCCAGTGATGTTTTTTAGGAGACGTGAAGTACTGCCCAGTTCTTTATTAAGGGCATTAACAGCAGCAGACAAGTTTTTGACACTTGTCACCATGTTTAGGTTCAACCCGAACTCCTTATGTTTCTAGCCTTGGCTAGTTCTAGCCAATTCTTTCTTTCTCTAGCAGACATCTCCTTGATTTCAGTGAGTGTCCAACTAGAGTAGGTTTCAGAGAGTGCTGCCCATTCTGCAAATAGTCTTATGTATGGACTAAGACTAGAAGCGAAATAACGTGCCCAAATTAATGGGAACGGTTACCTCACCTTCACAGTCAGGACAAGACATAGTCAGGTCCTCAAACTGAGGGCCAGATGCTCTCTTGTTTATTTCCTCTGTAACTTTTCTGCGGTCAGCAACACCTAGGTTCTGTACCTGAGCCTTGCTGATTACGTCTTTATCGCCAATCTTAAGAACAGTGTTTTCAAGAACGATGGTGTTCAATTCAGCGCTGGTCTTGTCAGAGTTATTGATGAGTTCTTTCTGAACTCTTCCTGTTGGAAGTTGTACGAGGATATCTCCACGCTTTCCTTCAACAGTGAACAGACGGTCTTCGATTGGATTGGTCAAGATTTTAGTTTTGATATCTGTAACTAGGTTTACAGACACGGTCTTCATCTCTTGGCAACCACCACAGTAGGATGGAATCTCTACATCTGGTCCAAAGGTAGCCTTGATGATTCCGAGAAGAAGTGCGTCTCTATCGCCAGCAAGTAGGTCATCAAGAACCTTTTCATCGGCTTTGACATCGCCAATCTTCACTGTTCCACGTTGTAGAACTGTGAGGAGAGCCTTACCCATACTTGTAGTCTTTGAGATTGCTTCTTCATCCCTTCCAGTTAACTCACGCACCTCTGCGGTACGGAGAACTTCCCCAGTGGGTGTTATGTACCCACCAGGGAGTTCAACCGCAGTATCCGAAGGTGCATTAATTTGCGGCTCATATGAAGGTGGTTCCTCCTGCAGAGCCTGTTGAATGATGTTGTTTGCCAATGCGGGGTTATTCGCTGCACTAATTGTGTTCGTCATTTGAGTCCTTTACTAGAAGGCTGGTGCGTTGGTCTTTAGGTCTGCTGCCCAGTTAACATCGAAACCTTCGTGTACGAGCGTCATCTGCTCTACGAAAAGTGCGTTGTCACCAGCGTTTAGGTCTGAGTATGCCACAGATGTAGGCCAAGCGTTGTAGACGCGGAAGCGAACAGCGGTGTGGTCAGAGTCAGCAGAGTTAACGTCATCTTCACCAGTCTTTGGGATTGGGTGAGATAGAACTGCAATCTCAAGGTCACAGCGGAAGTTCTGTGTGATTGAGCGGGTACTTCCTGCACCATTTACGGTTGCAAAAAGATTGCGCATCCACTCCCAGTTCTGATTCGTGTTCAAGATAACGCCACGCTGCAATGTAATTGGAGCGAAGGTTGTCTGACCAGGAATCTGGTGAACGGTGGTGTTGTATCCACCTTCACGGTATGGGATGGAGTCTGTAGTAACAGCCATACCAGATACTGAGGTAAACCCAAATGTGGTTGCTCGCTGTCCTGCAAGTTTTGCGAGAGTTGGGTTGTTCTCACCATCAGAGTTTGGCTGAGGGAAGAATGTGACTAGAAACCTAAAGTTTCTAATCGGGTCGGTGATTAGGTTCGACCGATTATTGATGATTGTTGGCATTTAGTTTTTCTTTCTCCTTCGGATTAGTTCACAGTCTTTTGACTGAGGTCGATGACGATGAACTCTGCTGGGTACTGCAAAGCCACACCCACCTGGATGTGAACTTCACCATTTGCGATTTGAGCCTCAGAGTTGTTCTCTGCGTCGCACTTTACGAAGAATGCCTGAGCGCTTGTTGCGCCACGTAGGCCTCCCTGTCCGCGATACTGCTCAAGGAATGTGCTGACACGTCCACGGATTTGAGCCCATAGACGCTCATCATTGTTTTCAAAGATTGCGAACTCTGTCAAGTTCTTCAAGTTCTTTGTGATGAAGATGAGAGAACGACGCATATTTACATACTTGTTTGCGGTTCCATCTTGCA